TTTTGTCTGGCATCCTGCTTTTGCATGCGGTTTAAAATCGACCTTGTACCAATGCCCAGAATACCCGTTGCAGACAATACAGAAATCGCAATGGTGATAATCTCTCGAATCACACAGCTTCCTCCGTTTCTTTCACATCTTTCGTTTCTTTCTCTTCTTTCACGTCATAATCGCCGGAAAGCAGCACCAACATTTCCGGTGTTAGGTCACCGGATGCAAAAATCTGATACTGTCCATTTTCAAGCTGCACCGCCTGAATCTTTGCGTTGCCCCAGCCTGTTCTTTGGATGGCTTTTCCGGCTTTCAGCTGCTCCATTGCCTCAATAATATTCATTCTATCATCTCCTTTTCCTTTATAAGATTGTAATCGACTGAATCAGCGGATGACTGTTGTTGCTCCGACCGACCCACACCAAATAATAAGTGCCTGCTGTTACGCCCTCGCAGGGTGTCAGCGTTGTGATATAGTCCGAACTGTACAGCCACTGTAAAGGCAAGTCAATATAACTGCCCTTGGTCTGTGCCTTTGCGAGGATGTCCGCAGCCGTGCCAGTGTCAGACTGTACCAGTCGCAGAATACCAACCTCGGTGCTGCCAGCAAGGAAACGAATTGCAATTTGCGTGGATGCTGTCGCGCTGATTGGCAGCGTGCAACAGGTATAGCAGCTATAATCCCATCCAAAAACGGTTGTTCCATAGTTCAGAGCGTAGTTGTTCTTCGCACTACAGAAATCCGCATGCAGGGCGGTGAAGTCCGCCACGCTATAAATCGTACCGCTGTAAAGCAAAGATACATTGTCACGATGGGTTGCATCATACAGCACGGTTGTGGTCGGAGTTTCACCGCCGGAAATCTCCAGAACCTTTGGAACTAATGTGTTGAATGTTTCTGTGGCGGTTGCCGTCACACCCTTTGCGTTGAGATTCTTTGCAAGCTGTGTTTTCAGGCTGTTCAGTTTTGTCAGTTGTTCTGCAATTGTCGCCATGTTACACCTCCACCATCGTTGCAAGCAGTGTGGATATATCGCCAACGCTATCCTCTAAGGCTTTAATACGGGTTGCAAGGTTGTTATCTGCCGCTTCTCGTTCTGCGGTTACTTTGGAGTAGGTGCTGTTTAAGTAAGCCTCAATACCGTCTAAAAAGTCCTTGTTTGTATGCGTGTGGGCTGATTCGATTGCTGTTGCAACATCCGCCTTTTTTGCATAATCTGAGAGGTCAACAGACGTTCCGCTTGTTCCATTTTTGACAGTTGCCGTGGTCGTTCCGTTTTTGTCGGTAATAGAGATAACAGCCCCTGCATCTGTTTCCGTGACGGTTGCTGTAGGAGAGAAACCATTTGCCCCATCTCTTCCATCCGTTCCATTCATGCCATCTTTTCCGGCTGCTCCAGTATCGCCTTTCTCGCCCTGAATGCCTTGGATACCTTGCTCTCCGGCGTCTCCCTTCTCGCCCTTCAAGCTTGACAGCCATTCGGCTTCCGTGCCAGTATAACCGTTCTCAACAGCGATTTCATAGGCGGATGCTCCGTCCGCCCCATCGTGTACCGAAGCAATCTTTTCATCAATTTTTTCAATCAATTGCTGATACAAGTCCGGCGTTGGTGGGACAACTTCAGAACCAGAACTGCTGAATCCAGATTGCTCAATCCGCAGCTTAATAGGAGCTGTCGTTGCTCGCAGAGCCGTTTCATCGTCTGGAGCATAGCCAAACAGGCTCATTTCCGCACAACCTGCCTGCAATTCTGACGGCATTTTGCAGGAATAGCCATCTACACCAAGCGAGATATTATAGGTATTTTCGCCTTGCATAAATTGTACAACCTTATACAAGCCTTCCCATTCATTGTCAAACACGAATCGAAAGGATACAAAGGCAATCTGTCCATCTGCCAATTTGTCCCGCTCAATGCAATCAATCTGCTGTTTTTTTACCAAGAATTTCATGCGGTTTCCTCCTCCCAAGTTTTCGTTTCTTCGTTGAAAATCCAGTTCCCATCGCTGCAAATGATTTTGGATAGCACGTCCTCATGGTCAGCACCGTGCCTTGAATCCCAATTCGTGCCTTTTTCAATTGCATCCCACTGTGCTTTTGTGCCTTCGTAGGTGATTTCGGTCAGGCTGGAGCAGTAAGTGAGCATGCATGTTCCAATTTTCGTGCAGTTGGCAGAAATGGTTAAACTGGTTAGAGCAGTGCAACTCGTAAAAGCAAATCCACCAATCAGGCTGCTTTCTACTCGCACGGTAGTCAATTTTTTACATTCACTAAAAACATAGCTTTCCCATGTTGTTACGTTGAATGGAATGATAACGTCTGTAATTGCAGTATCGCTAAATGCATATGCTTCAAGGGATTTTACAGTGCTAGGAATTGTCAATTGCTGCAATCCGTGTCCAATATCAGATGTATTCATGGAAATAAAGAATGCTCCAATTCCAATTTCTGTCAGAGAAGATGGGAATGAAACGGTTTTTGCGTTTGGACAATCTAAAAATAATCCGTTTCCAACTCTCGTGATACCGTCTGAAATTGTGATTTTCTTAATATTGGTATTCTTATAAAAAACGGAGCGTTCATTTGACACGTCTGTTACAAAGATAATCCCCGTTGCGTAATCATACGTTGCACCTGTGCCATACAAAGCTGCTTCTCCGTCATCGCAAATTGTATAATACACATCGTTGCCGCATTTTCCATACTGCAAAATGGTTCTGCCGGAAGCCTGTTCCAATCTGGCTTTGATTCTGTCGAGTTGGTCTTTTCTGGATTGCAATGTATTTTCCATATTTTGTATGGATACTTTTAGAAGAGATAATTTTGAATTTTTCAGGCTTCCTTGAATGGTATTTGGCTCTTCCGGAAGATTCTGCAATTTTTCCAGAGCAAGAGCAATATTTTCTCGCACATTCGTACCCCAAAGATTGTTTTGAATTTCCTGTAATTCGGTTGTAATTGCAATATCTGCCATTAAGCATGCACCACCCACTTATTTGCAATTTTTTGCAATGCAGAACACTGTTCTTCAAGTTCTTTCATTTTATCGTTCAACGCCGTTTGGGCATCATAAACTTCTTGGATTGCTGTATTTGTTTCTGTAATTTTGGTTTCCATTGCAGCAACCGATTCGTTTGCGGCGGTGACATCATCGCTGGATGCTGCCTTGCCTGCCAGTGTTTCCATGCCGCTTGCAATGTTGGTTCGCAGTTCTGAACCGCTGCTGGTTTCTCGAATGACTGCAATATTACTGGAAATATCAATCATAGAATCGCTCCTTTACGTTGCATATCGTTTTGCTGCTCCTTGTAACCGCCCCAAATCGGTATCCATATAGGGTGCAATGCCTTTGGACACTGCTTTCCCGTCCAGGTTGACAGTGCTATTCACAGACACCCCTTGCATAGCGGATGCAATGCCTGTAATCAGGCGGTCATAATCGATGAAAACAACCTGCGAAGCATCGGCTCGTGCGGATTCCTGTGCATATTTTTTGCTAATGTCATGCGGAATAACTTGCGAACCATTCGGCAGGTTGACCAGTTCGCCTCGTCCACCTTCGTTCATGACAGCGAAGCCACCTGACCAATCGTCAGTACCGTGTGCCAGATAATCGACATATCCAATGGATACGCCCGGAATTGCATTGATAATATCAATTGCAAAATTCAAGCCGTCAATGAAATTGTTGATTAAGCTTTTTGCTCCGCTGATTAAATTGTCAAAAGCCGTTCCAATGCCGTCAAATATGCCACCGACAAAGTCAGATAAGCCGTTCCAGAGGTTTTCAATGCTGTCCAGAACGTTTTCAAAAATGCCCTTTACCGTATTCATGACACTTCGGATTTTATCAGCAATGTTGTCAAAAATACCGGAAATCGTCTCTTTTAAGTTGGCGAAGAAACCGGAGACAGCATCGATGACATTGGAAATGGTTTCTTTTGCAGCTTCTACTTTTTCAGAGATCCAGTCTTTAATGGCAGAAACAATGTTTTGAATCGTTTCTTTGATGCTTTCAAACAAAGCAGAAACAATTGCAATTGCCAAATCGATTTTCTCTTTGGTCTCTTCTACAGTATTTACAATCCAATCTTTTACAGTTACAACTGCATTTCCAATCCATTCAATTGCAGATTGAACCCACTCCACAATAGAAAGTACTGCTTTCAAAATCCATTCTACGATTGGCGTCAATGCTGTTATGAGGTCGCTGACAAATTGCAGAATCCAATTGATGATAGGCGTTATGATGGGAAGTAAAGCGTTGACGACTTCCATTACTACTTCAATAATTTTCCCGATGATTGGAATGAGATTTTCTACGATAACGCCCACAATCTTTGTAACAGCTGCCATCAGGGTTTCAATCGTAGGGGAAATTGCTTGAAACAGCTCACTGAGCTTTGTTCCAAACTCTTGAAACAGCGGCTTTAACGTATCGATTACCGTTTGTATAGCAGGCAAAATTCCAGAAAAAGCATCGGAAACGGTATTCCGAAAATCTTCACTGGTTGTATAGCAATAAATGAATCCGGCTGCTAAAGCTGCAATTGCTGCTACAACAAGGAAAACTGGCGTAGACAATCCGCCAAGAACAGCAGAAAGTTTAGAAAGCATTCCAAAGCCGCTGCTTAAAGTGGAAGCAACTTTCCCGATTCCGGAAATTGCTGTGCCGACAGCAGAAACTGCCTTTCCGGCAACCATCAAAGAAGGACCAACTGCCGCTGCTGCCGCTGCAATTTTCCCGAATGGTACGCCGGCATCTTGTAGCTCTTGAAATTTCTGCCAAAGGTCATCCACCTTATCCACGACTTTGCCTATCGTTGTCTGTACTGTTGTAACGTTTTCATAAATGGGGCTGAACAGCTCTGGCTGCGTGAGTTCCTGCAACTTTCCAATAATGGCATCTACTACGCCAGTGATTCCATTTTCATTGAACCCAGCGGTCATGTCTGCAAATAAATCTGAAATTGTATTTGCCGCCGTTTGAATCATCGGAAGTAAAGCAGTCCCAATGGTAATTTGAAAAGATTCAATCGCACCCTGCATATTCTCAATTGCACCGCCAACGCCATCTTTCATCTTTGCCGCTGCTTCTTCCGATGCACCGTCACAATTTTTCAGGCTATCTGTCATTTTGTCAATCGTTCCCGGCGTTGCGTTCATCATTGCTTGCAGTCCGGAAAGAGATTCTGTGCCAAACATCGTTGCGAGTGCCTGTTCTTTTTCTTCATCGGTCAAATCCGCAGTGGCTGTCTGTAAATCAGATACAATCGTACTAATGGATTTCATTTTGCCTTCGGAATCGTAAAAAGAAATACCGAGCTGCTCCATCGCTTCTCGTGCTTCGTCTGTTGGTTTGGACATAGAAACAAACATTGCACGCAAGGTTGTACCGGCTTGAGAACCTTCTAACCCAGCATCTGTCATAACACCGGTTGCGGCTGCTAATTCCTCCATGCTAATTCCCAAAGAAGATGCTAACGGTGCAGCATATTTGAACGCATATTGCAAGTCGGATACGCCAGCGGCAGATTGATTCGCAGACTGTGCCAACACATCTGCTACATGGGTCGCATCACCAGCACTGTCTCCAAATGCGTTCATTGCGTTGGAAACAGTATCCGCTACCAAAGACAAATCTTCTCCAGAAGCTTCCGCAGCAGAGATAATCCCAGGCATATCAGCGATAATCTGGTTTGCATCGCTGCCCTTTGCTGCCATTTCTGTCATGGCTTCTGCTACTTCGGAGCTGGAAAGTGAAGTGCTTGCACCCAGTTCCAATGCAGATCCCCGAAGGGCTTGCAGTTCTTCATCCGTTGAACTGGAAATTGCTCCAACTTTTCGCATTTGCGTGTCAAAGTCAATCGCAGAATCCGTTGCTTTTTTTAGTCCAACTGTTGCCAATCCAGCGGCTGCCGTTTCTACGGCGGTAATTTTTCCGCCAAGGCTGCTCAGATTATCTCCAGCCGATTGCAATCCGCTGCCAATGGATTCTGCCGATTTTCCAACAGATTCCAACGCCTTACTTGCCTTATCGGAAAGGTCAGAGATGGTATTTAATGTGCTTTTGGCAGTAGAAACAATGCTTTTTATCGCATCAGGGACTTTAGAAGCCGCTGATTGAATTGCAGAAAATGCGGATTGGAACACGTGTTCTACAGTTCCGGCTACCGCAGATGCAAACGGCTTAATGGCGTTAATTTCTGCTGAAATAGTCTGGAATGCCTTGGATTCAGAAACCGTTCGCTGAATGGAATTTTTGAGAGCTTCTATTCCCGTTTTCGCCTTTTCTGCTGTTGAAGATAAGATTCCAAGAGCCTTATCTTTTGCCGCTTCTGCTAGTGACTTCATCTGAGATGCAGCAGACTGAATTGGCGAAATCAGCTCTTTCATTTTCGTTTCCAGATTTTGCAAAGCAGTTCCGGCAGCACTGTTTTGGAATGCTTGCATCATCTGCTCTATTTGCGTTTTTATTTTTTGAATAGTAGGAGATGCTGCTGTCCATTGTTGAAATCCATCAGCAAGAGCGGCAATATCTTCCTTTGCGGATGCTGCTGCCGTTTTCACAGGTTGCATGCTGCTGCTAAGCTTTTCTGCCATGCTTTCCGCTTTTTTTGTTACGGTATTGATATTGCTTACAAAACCTTTGATGTCCGCTGTAATTTTCGCAGACAGCGTATAATCTGCCATACACTCACCCCCTCGCTACTATTTTTGCAATCGAATCCAAAGAGCCGTTCAGTGTTACCTTGCACTGCGTTGGGTCATCCAGATGGATTTCCAATTCTTCAATCGTCATCCGTTCGTCAATCCCAAGTGGCGTATAAACCACTTCCACTTGAAAACCAGCCTGCAAGCACTCCACACCATCTTCCACTAGTCCCAAATCTACTGCGGATACGGAAAAAGTTGCTTTGGGTTCTTCCAACGCCAGTACATGGGCAACCACGGCTTCTCGTTTGGTATATTTATCTGGGTTATTCTCGCTAAACGAGAAGTTCACTTTTCGGACAATTGGTCCGTATTTGTTCAGCAAATATTGATTGAAAGCTCGTGATGCTGGATATTCACGATTTGACATATAATAATCTCCGAACTTCCCGCCGGTGAACCAAACAACGAGATTGCTCGGTGTAATTTCCGTATCATTTCCACCATAAAAACTGAATGCTGCGTATGGCTTTATATCTATTTTTCGGTTGCCATCACTATCGAAGTCGGATTCCGTCACCTCTGGATAAATCATTGTTTCCGTAGCGTCCGATTCTCCAGTAGTGTTATCCGCATTAGAACTCGACACTGGAACAATTCCAGTATAAAAATCTTCTGCTATATAAGAAGAAGAAACATCTGTGATATTGCCGCCAAGTTCCAGCTTTTGTGTCTTAATTGTATGATTGCTTGGGTCTCGATAAGCGTACCGAATGCAGCCAGTGTGCAGAACGTCTGTCAGTGGTTCTTTTTGCGTGTATGGGTCTACAACTTCTGCTTGAAAATTGCCGCCAAAATAGTCGATAATTCGAGACTGTAATAGCTCCATTGCTGTTTCTGCTTGTGTCCAATATCGTACAAAAGAAATGTTGTCTATGTAGTCAAATCCGTTGCCGTCTGGTTTCAAAACTTTTGTTTTGCAGGCAGAATCTTCATAAACCACGCTACTCAGATAAAATCCGTTATTGTAGTCCACCTGCGGGACGCAAACTTTAGCACCTTCTGGAATTTTCGTTTCTTTGTAGAGAATTTTTTTGCCGTCATAGCTGTACCATGTTCCGTTTCGGAACACGGTGCTTGCGTCTGTGTTTGCATCTACTGCTGCTGTATAGCATTGATAATCCGTCCAGAGGGAGAATACAAGAAAATTGATAAAATCTGGGATACTGTTATAAATAGAGGGATATGGCTTTGCAACGCATACCGTATCATTTAGCATTCCCAAAACGCCTTCGCAGGTGTATGTTCGATTCCCATACAAATCTCGCTCTACTTGTGTCGGTCGTCCAACCCATATCACATTTTCACCCACAGTGTCTTCATCGTGCCGCCGCACATTATCAGATACGACAGTAACCCAGCACTGTAAAACCTGTAGTACTCGTTCATCGTCTACTGGGATGGTAAAAGTAAATTTGCCTGCTTTGGTTGCACTCGTTTTCAAAACCGCATCTTTCAGAAAATAGCCATTCTTCGGGTCAAACAGTGGCAATCTCGGAATAATTCCGTCCCTGCAATTTTCAAATGGAAAGTAATAGGCTGTATACATTATAACAACCTCCTGCATCTGCATAGAATTGCAATTTGGCTTCCGGCAGTGCCTCCGGTGATTGTAACCGTCACGCTGCTGTTGTGCTGTAAATAAGAGCTGATAGAAAACACCGCTTTCCCGTTTGCTTCTTCGATTTCTTTAGCAGTTCCGTTGATGGTTACCGTGCAAGGAAATTCTGCAATGACTGTAACCTCTCCATAAAGTCCACCAACCCTGCCATTCGGAGCATACAGTGTTTCTGTAATTTCTCCAGATTCGCTCAGTGTCAGTGCATCCGGAAGGCTTCCGGAAAAATCGGTCGCATCCCAAAGGAATCCCTTTTGCAATGGAAAATTATCATAGCAATACGGCTCTATATCGGCGGAAATGGTGAAAACAGCATGCTTGGCATCTTCCATGGTGGAATCTACGGTGCAGCGTCCACGATAGGCATAGCTGGAATTGCTGTCTGCAACAATGGTACAAACTTGCCCGTGCAACTCTTGCCGGACGTTTTGATAGAGCTTGTGCCATTCTGCCATCGTACAAGCTGCCACAAATGTTGCAGATAGCGTTGCATTCTTGTAAACCGGAGAGCCAGTCAAAGCTTCAGAATAATCCAGTAACCCGTTTCGCCCTGGAATATCTACGGTAAATGTTTCTACTTCTGGGGCAGTGGCAGAAAAATCCGTCCAATATAGCCCCAATCCATAGCCACCATTGGTTCTTCCAGTGTAGATGCCAACGTTCGCTTCTGCATAAGGCTGTTCTGCACTGATATATTGTAATTGATGGGATTGAATCCACCGAATTCCGGTTTTTCGTTCCTCGATACCATAAAACTCCAATCACGACACCTTCTTTCGTTTCCGCCCGTTTGCTTTGTAAATCGCTTCTACCCATGCCGTTCCTTGTGCTGCATCGGCTTCCAGAACCTGCTGCACGAGCTGTTGCTGTCGTTCTTTGTTGGTATGCTTCGGCTGCTTTTTCCAGAGCTTCTGCGGCTTTTTACCCTTTTTCCGGAACGCATTGGAAACTGCATTTAGAACCGCACCTGCCAAAAGGTTGGTATCTGCTACGACTTTGTTTTCATACGCTTTTAAAATCAACGCCCGTTCCGTTTCGGTCAGGGCGTTGTAATCTGCTTTGGAATAGCCGAATTGTACCGCAAAAAAAGCGAAATCTTGGCTTTTTCGGAACTGTTCCGCTTCTAGGTCAGGCTTTTCTTTACTGGTCGGAAAATATTCCCATTCCACCAGCCTTACCGGAATAAAAAACCGCAGTCCTCTTGAATCTGTTCCAGTGTTGCTGTAAACAGTGCACCATATCCAACATCCTGCACCTGCTGCTGAGCAAATTCCAGAGCCTTCTTGATAGGGGCATAATCCCCTCGGTCATCTGACAAGCCGTAAGCAAACAGCGTGCAAAGCTCCGAAATCGTTGGATATTTTCCATTTGTGATGGAAACCATCACGCCAGTAATGGCATTTCCAAGTATCTTTTCCAACTGCTCCATTCTGCCAATGGTATAATGCAAGTGGTATTCTTTGTCTTTGATAAAATAGGTTTGCATAAGCTCCTCCTTATTCTGTTGTCAAATCTTCCGGCATATCCGTTACCTTTGCGGCATCTTCCGTGGAGAGATTTGTTAAGTCTGTTAAAGCCCCGTTGCCAGAAAAGCTCAAAGAATAGGTCATGCTGTCATCATACGGAGCTTCCAAGGAATAGTCCGTAATGCAAGCCAGACCGCCAAACAGCGGCTTTTTTTCCTTGGCATCAATGACCTTCAAGCAGACCATATCGCCGTTCTCAAAATATTGCCCAAGCAGCTTGTGCGATTCTGCATTCAGAATATAAATGCCATCGTTGTCAATCGACCATTCTTTCATGCCTGGAATTTGCTTTTTCCAGCCCCCAGTCGTATCCTTGCTGGACACTTCCACCGTGTCAGCACTGCGGTTAATGGTCAAATTCTGCTGCCCTGAAATTGCAAGCAGCTTAGAACCGTCTGCGTTGTAGATGCAAAGCAGAATGTCCTTCCCGGCTTTTGCCGCATCTTCTGAAAAATCACAATAAAAATTGTTATCATAACTTGGCATCGTATTTCCTCCTAAATCTTACATTTCAATCCATAGCTCACCATGATTTCATAGGAAATCACAGCATGATATTCGTTTGTTTCGTCTTGTTGCAGAGATTGCACGCCAGTTTCTGTTTGCAGCACCAGTGTAATCCCATCCGGCAGTGTCAGGGATTCCGTCAACGATTCTTCTACCGACTGTATCATGCTGTAAATTTCTGTTCTGGCATCGCTCGGTGTAGCAATTGCATGAATCTGTACGGTAAAAATTTCCTTGAACATCGTTTTACTGGACGCATCCCGTTTTCCGACCACCTCTACAAATAGAAATGGAGAAGGGGTGTCCTTCTCCACAGCATCATAACAAGCATAACCGGTATTTTTCCGTAGATTTTGCAGTACGGCAGCAGCAATTTCTGCAAAGCCGGCTTTTCGCAGCATCATTCTGACCTCAGTCCTCCTTTAGCTCATCTTTTAGCATCTGTTCAAATTGAGGGCGAACGGCTTCTACAGAACGCTGCAAAAACCGTTGCCCCGGAACATAGGAGGCTTTCAGTCGTTTCCCAATCTGTGGAACGAATCGTCCCGGCTGCTGCCGATGCCCATATTCTACGTGGGGTGCATAGTGCAGCGTGTAGCCGACCGCTCCATTGATGGTGGTATCCGATGCATTCGGTAATTCTGCCCGGATACTCTGCCGCAGCTTTCCTGTATCAGCAGGCGTGTTTCTCGTTGCTTCCCGTGTCAGCAAGCCAACGGTTCGGTTACAAACTGCAACGAAATCCGATTTTGATTTTTGCTCCAGTGCAGCAACTAGCTCTTCTGTTCCGTTTAGAATGATTTTGATTTTCACGTTGTGCATCTCCGTTCTGGGAGGGTTTGATACCATCGTTCCAGATACAACATCCGCCACCGCCCATGCAAATCTTTGACGGAAGTAATCCGATAGTCTTCCGAACCAGCACGCACCACATCTGCTTCTTTACAGCGTGCCAGCGGAGCATCTGTCAACAGTTTTCGCTGCGTTTGGGTAACATCTCGCCCGACTAGCTCCGCATCCTCTGCCGTCCATTCTGTGAATCGTCCTGTATACCCATTACAAGCTGCACAAGGCTCTTGTAATGTAGTAATAGGATTGCCTAAAATATCTGTTCCGGTCTGGATGGCTTTTAAGAGATGAATGGGGAAATAGTGCATGGTTGCTGCCTCCTATCACAAAAAATAAACCGTGCCGCTGCCGTTTTCCGCCGCCTTGGTTTCTCGATAAGCGGTAAACTCATCTTCGTATTCCGCCAGAACATCTTCCACAAACGTAGTGGAAATTGTATCCGCTCCTTCGGAACGAATACCCTCATAATTCCAACGCCGAAACAGCTTTACAACGACTTCCGCTGCAATCGGTTCTAACATCTCCGGCAGCGTTGTTTCTCGCACTCGCAAGCAGATTCGCAAGCTTGCAATATCGCAAAGTTCCAGCAGTTGCGGTGTGTTCTCCGCTTTCGGTTCATCCTGCAAGCGAATCTGTACCCGCTCCAGCAGTGTCATGCTTACGCTCCAGTCGCAATCGTGCCAACAATGACACCATCCAGCCGTTCTGCAAACAGTACAGAACCCGTTAAAATCGTGGTCTCATAGTTTGCACGCGTATAATCTGCGGTGTGGGTAATGCCAACCAGTCCTGTTGCATCTGTTGTAAAGCTGAATGCCTTGTTGATTTCCCCGCCGGAGATTGCCGGATATGCCAGATTCAGGTTATCGGCAACGGTTGCATAGAATGTTCCTGCCGGAACACTGGAGTTAGACATGACTTTGACATCCAAAAATGTCTGGAAATACGTCATGCCAAAAGCAGTCTGCGTGGTAATGTTGGTCTGCTCCCCAAGATATTTTGAAATGTCCTGCGGATTTGCAATCACAATCACGCCATCGGTTGCATCGTTCTCAAAGAGTACCTGCAACTTTCCCCAAGCATCTGCTACGGCGGCTTGAAAGCCAGTGCCGGTTGCTGTACCAGTACCAGTTGCCAAAAACGTCACCAAAGAGGAGCGAATGTTGCTCTGAATCTGTTTCAACAACTCATTGTCTGCCTGCGAAACCGCAAGGTCAAAGCCGCTGCGTTGGATGGCTTCCAGCGTTACTGCCTTCCGGTACTTCTTGTAAGCCAGTTCATAGGTATTTGCCAGCTCTACTTCCACCTTGGACAGCGGAATCAAGTCGCCTTCTGCAACGTCTCCATTCGCCATGGTTACCTTGTTTTTGTATACTTTGATGATAGAACCGTTCGCCATTGCCGTACGTCTGGTAATGCCGAGAAGTTCCTGCAATTTCTGAATGCCATCGACAAAGCGATTGGTAAAATCAATCGACTGTGCCTTGGCAAAATCGGTGGTCAAATTGGTATTTGCTTGTACTGCCATAATAAATTAGCTCCTTTACTCAAATAAATTCATGTTGTCCCGAATCGCCTGTAACCGTTTTCCTTCATCGGGGATGGCGAAAATCTGTTCTTTCGTCATGCGTCCTGATGTTCCGGTCTTGGGCGGTTCGCCTTTGAGGCGTTCCTTGACGGCGTTTTCTACCGCTTCTGTAAACAGCGTTGCAAAAGCTTCCACCTGTGTTTTGGTGGTCTTTGCGTCCTCTGCAACCACGGCAGCTACCAGAGAATCCGGCAAATGAATGCCTTTTTCGGATAGCATTTCCCGTGCGGTTTTCTGCATCTGTGCCGCTTCCACCTGCTTTTGCAGGGCTTGAAGCTGCTGCTTGTAGGAATCCCGCTCCGTTTCTGCTCGCTGCTGGTCGGTCATTTCTGCCAGTTTCTTTGCTTCTGACTGCCGCTGTTCAAAGCCTTGGAATGCTTCCGCAATCATCTGCGAAACGGCTTCTGCGGTCAGGGCTTCCGCCGGTTGTGTTGGTTCGTTCTGTGGCTCTGCTGCTTCCGGTTCGGTTGCCGTTGTGCCTTTGGTTTCTTCGCTCATTCTGTATTACCTCCATTCAAGTATTTGTCAAACGCTGTATGCAGCGTTTCCAGTGTGTGCAGGGCTTCGGTTCGTGTTCGTTCCAAACCGTCATCGCCCAGCAGAATCAGGCAGGGAAGCCGTTTGACATGATGTTGTCTTGCAAGAGCGTTCCCATCGTATCCGTCATTGCAGCGGAATTGGTACAAGGGAATGCCGGTTTCTATGGAAAACTGCTCTGCAACCTGCTGCATTTGCTTGCAGGGTGGGCAGTAGTCCGCATGAAAAAAGAGAAGCTGCATAAGATTGCTCCTTTCTGTTTTCGGGTATGAAAAAAGCACCTGATTTGCTCAGATGTTGATTTGTTGATATGAGAACGCCGTACCCACAGGCTTGTTTGTTCTTGGTTTCCGTCCCTCCGCCAGTTTTTTCCCATGGTCGGGGCGATGATTAAAGTATGATATTTTCGATTGCTGCACGGGCTTCCAGAGCGGTGATATAGTCTGCCATCGCTCTAATCTGCAAATCATAAATGCTTCTCGGGCAAGTTGGATAAAAGTTTAGCTTTCCCTTGTCCCATCTGGCAAGCATGCATTTCAGCTTTCGATACCGGATAGCCACCTGTATATACTCCGCCTTAAAGCGTTCCTTATAGTCTGTGCTGCCCATCATACTTACTGTATCTTTCAATTCTGCTGGTTTGCTTGTTTCCATATTTTTCTCCTTTCGGGCATGAAAAAAGCACCTCATTGAGATGCTTTTCATATTTTTGGTTTTAGAGGGCAAGATTAACATGGTTGAATCTCAACATCTGCATATATTTCAGACAAAGATTTTCCGTCTATAAATGGAAATGTAAAAACTTCATTTTCCTCTGTTACATCATATTCATCTGTTCCATATCGAAGATGGTATATATTTTTTTTAAGTTCATCACTATAACAGCAGTCAATATATCCATCTTTTTCGCCACATGTAAAAGCCACATAGAACGCATTTTGCAATTCTTTTTGAATTTCCATCACATTTTTCATAGTATATCACCATTTTCTTTTCGTTCTGTTTCAGTAAGTTCTCTTGCACTTCCTCGATGCAATTCGCCATGCTCACCATAAATATAATCATGTGCATGTTCTCCAAAAAAGCCTCTATCTTCTTCTATTGCATTGCCATGCCCATTATTACTTATCTGCAAAAACTGATTTCCGTTTTCATCATAATAATTTCGATTAACGCCGCCTTTTGCATTCACAATTTGCGTAATAGAATTTGGTTTATCCTGCAAGGTCGTTTTCTCAACAATTTTGACTTCTTCTCCAGAAGCGGTATAAACGACTTCATCAAGAATCTTTCCATTTTCATCAAAATGAAGAGCAGAAAGCACTCGTTCGATAACTTCTTTTGCTTTTTTGGAACGTTCTGCACGTTCGTCAGCACTGTATTTCGATTTGTATTTTTTCTGTTTTGTTTTTATTATACCATCTTTCCGCGTATCTGTCAATAAAATTGCATCTGATTTTCCACTTCCAGAATCGGCATTCAACCGTCCCTTTATCGTCGCCAAATCCTCCACCACCGGCATAACGGTACATCTGCACCAAGGGTGCATCGGTGGGAAATTCAAGCCGGCATTCCGTTTGCTGATTTCAAATGTCTGTCCACTCAACGCACGGCAAGTTTCACAGGTGCGGTGGTCTTCTACACAGAGATATTCATAATGCGTATAAGCTGCATTCCGTTCAAATGGTCGAATTTTCGCTTCATTGGATAAGTACGTATCTTCTGTAAAAACCAGCCGTTCTGCTTGCTTCTGCGATGTATTTTCAAACTTCTGCTGCAAGATTCTTGACATGGTCCTATAATCTTCACCACGAATCAGACCGTTTGCAATCTCGTTTTGTAAAGCCTGTGCTAAGGCTTCTCGGTTTGCCCAAATCCGTTCAGAAAAATCTTTGCCATTACACCAAGGATTTCCAATCACAACTTGCAGCATCTCGCTATCAATCCGGTAAAAATTCGTCCCGAATCCCAACTTCTCCGCTGCATAGTTTGCATATTTCAACACCTGTTTCTCAAAGTGTTCTCGAAATTTCGTTTGCTCAATCGCTCCGATTTTCAACTGCTGCAATACGATGGAAGTCTGCAAACCTTCCAAGCGGTTCAGTTTGTAAATGCTTTCTCGAACAGGGAGCAGGTCGGCAAACTCTGGATATTGCTTTGCAAATTCATCCATGTTTTGCAGCAGCAGTTGCTTGTCTGCATCCGGTAATTCTAGCAGCAATGTTCGGAAGGCAATCACATTCTCTTCACCATATTTTGCATAGTACGCTGCGATTTCTTTGTCCAGTGCTGCATATTCCTGTTCATAGTATTTCGACAACTCCGAGAAGAGCTGCTTTTCATCTTTGCTTAAAGATACATCCAATTCTTGCAGCCGCTTGCTCCAGTAGGTGTCACTCTGCATCGCCTGTCACCCGCTCTGCCTGCAACGTATCCACCGCCTCACCGCCGTTCTCCAAGTCGATTTTCTCCAGTTCTTTCTTTGGGTCATCGACAGCAGAAATGACAGAAAGCTGCGTCTCTTTGGAAGTCACACCTGCCATTTGAGCGGCGGTCTGTACCTCTTCGAGCAGGTTCTTTGGTGCATTTTGCGTGAATTGATAGGTGATACCCAGATACGCATCCGCTGCCATTTTCGTTGCCGGATGGCTTGCAATCAGTTTCCAGCGTTGATTCATGCCGGAAGAAAATTTCCGTGCCTTGTTTGCTGCCTGATTTTTCATCGGCTGCAACTTGTACGCAAGGGCTGTCCCGGAGCTGCTGCCGAAGCTTTCATCCGAAATATTTGCAACCATGGACTGTGCAAAAATCTGGTCTTCCAGCCGATTCAGCAAATTTTCCTGCGTGGCATCCGCAGCAGGCTTTTGCAGGAATTCGACCCGAATGGCGTTAATATCGTCCGCATCCATCGGCGGCACATGAATCACACGGTCGCTGCGAATGGTATGCAGATTTTCTTCGTCCACCTGCAGCCCCATCAGCAGCAAATACGCATCCGCAAAGTAATCCACATCGTTGGCTTTTTCTGAGATTGCCTTTTCATACGCCGTGATAGCACTTTCCACCTGTTCAAATGCTCCCTGCCGCTCTTCATTTTCAATATATTCAATCAGCGGAACGCCGCCGAAGTAATGCGGCTTCGGGTCATCAAACCGCAGTCCGTCCCCTGCATCTGAGAACGGAATTTCTTCCGTTTGGCTGTAAATGCTGCCAATCAGGGCGTTATCTGTTGTCCGGTAGTATCGCACCCCGTACAAAGGTTTTCTTGCAACGGAATCATCATAGACAACAAAGCATTCCAGCGGGGAAAGATAGGTTGTGCAAATGTGGGCGGTTTCGTCTGTGTAAAGCAATTCAAACCCGTTCCCGTAAATGCTGCAATATTTTGCAAGTTCATAGTTGTTGTCGTCTTGGTCGTTGTACTGCTGAATGGCTTCCAATGTTTCTGCAACGGCTGCATCTGGGTGCATGGTTTTGACAGGAATCCCGATAAAATAGCCGTTGAAGGTATCGACAATGTATTTTGCAAAGTTGCAGATAATGCGGTTGTCCGGCTTCCACGGTTCTTTCTTTGGCTGCAGCTGAATGGGATGCCGTCCCTCGTACAAATCTTTCAGATATTGCAGCCGTTTGCAGTCCACTGTGTGTTGCTGTAACCAGTATTGCAGCTTTTCGATGGTCATTGGTTCATCAGGGGACTGGATGTAGTAAAAAGGTCGCCGATACATCATGTTCCTTCTTTCCGGTTAAAATTTTCCAACTCTGGTTGGTTTTGGCTGCTCTCGCAGGATGGTGGATACAAAATAACGGATGTCATCCATGGCATGGTCATTTTCTTTAATGGGGCGGTCTTGGCTGCTGGATTCGTCCCAGCGATAAAGGGCGAACTCCCGAAAGCTGTTTTTGCAATCCGGAGAAAACAGCAGCTTTCCTTGTTCCAGAGCAGCCGCCGTTCGCCGGATGCCCTCGACCACATCATTTTTTCCTTTTCGCACCAAAAAGCCTGCCTGCCGCAGTTCTGCAATAAAGCTGGCAGCAGACGGATCAACAATGACTGCCGAAATGGACTTCCCAGCGGTCAACTGCTGAATGCTCTGCAAATATTGGGTGTTGGTACGCTGTCGCTTTTGTTCTCTGCCGCTGTAATAATACTCAGCGACCCGATAGGCGGTTGTTCCATCATAGCACCACAGCCCAGCAGAAAAGGCGTTCAGCGTGCCGTAATCAACGGAAACATACCATTCTCCCTGCGGATGCGGCAAAGATTTGACATGCACCGCCTTGTCAAACATCGGGTAAATCAGCCCTTCTGCAACGCACCATTCGCCCAAGATAAAGCGGCGATAAAACATGCCTGTATATTCTGCTTTTACCGCAGCCACATACTGTGGGTCAAGCGTTGTATTGTCTTCCAATAAAAAACGCATGGTCAACATATCCAGTTCAGCCATGCGGTCAATGTATTCTCTTTTCAACCAGTGTTGGGGGCTGTCGGGATTGGTCGTTGCAATCAGCTTTGCACCAGGTACACGCAAACGGGATAGCAGCATAACAAAGAAATCCTTTGGAAACAGCGTCAATTCATCGCAGTACGCACCTTGTAAAGTCAGCCCTCGAATTTTGCCTTCGCTGCGTGCATCGTTTGCACCTTCCAGCAGAATCCGCCTGCCAAACAGATAGGCTTCTTTGGCAGAGGTTGAAAAAGAAAAATTACTTTGCCCAAACATGGCTTCCAGCGGAATCAAACAGTTTCGTTTCAACGTGGTCAACGACTTTCCGCACATCAGATACAGCTGATTTTGCGGCATGGTAGCCAGCCAGAACCCCCAGCATACCAATGAAATCCACGTCTTCCCAGAAGAAACAGACCCTTCCAGCAAGTTAATCCGCTGCAACTTCTTTGTTCTCCACAGTTCCATCAATTGCCGCTGCTTCTTCGTGTAAATCATCTTCCACCCCCTGTTCCTGCATTCCTGCAATCAGCTGTTCCGTCATGCCGTTGCTCGGCTTGTCTTGCTTCGCCGCCTGCCGCTTTTTCAAGGTCAGTTCTTCCCGTTGTACGGTCTTTCCAAGTACGTCCATGACCTTATCAAATGCTTTGGTGTCCCGGTCTTCCGTGGCAGCCTGAAACATGGCAACCAGCAGCAGCATTTCATTGTCTGCGTCCTCTTCCGGAATGCCAAGTGCTTTCAACAATTCTGTTTGGCTGGCGGTCGGCTGCAGGGAAAGCAGCAGCTTCATTTTGGCTTTCATGTCTTTTTTTCTGCGGCGTGCTTCTCCGGACTTTTTGCCGCCTTTTGCACTGATTTCTCGTGCTTCGCTCGTGGTTCGATTTTGAATTGGAATCAGGTTTTCTTCATTTGCCAACGTCCTCCCTCCGTTTTTTCAGTAAAAAATCCGGACGGGTATTTCGCCATCCGGATTTCATTTTTCGATGTTACTATTATAGCACAGGTTGACATTTCAATTCAATTCAATTTTAGCAAATTCAACGCTTTTCTGTGCCAGTTATGAAACGTCCCAACAGAAATATGCATTGTTTCTGCGATTTTCTCCCAGCTAAAGCCCATGATGTACCGATACCGCATCAATACCCGTAAATCCGGTGGCAGTTCGGCGATTCCTTGTTCTACTCGCTGGACATCTTTCATCAGGTTCTCTTTTACTTGTTCATACCGGTTTGACAGTTCTTCCAGCCGTTCCACGTACGTCTGTACCGCTGCGGTTGCCTCTCCCTTGCTCTTTGGCTCATGGTTATAACAAACCGCCTTTGTGCTGCGTGCATCCGCTCGAAGCGTTTGCACCAGCGTTTCGATTTGATGCAGTTCTTTCCATTTTGCGTTGCATTGTTTCAGGTCTTCTTTTGTCATCCTCATTTCTCCTTTGTTTTCAGCTGGATTTTCATGAAGTCAATCTGATAATCCTGCTTGAAATGCTGCATTTGTTCCAGTGCGTCCGGTGCTTTACCAAAGATGGGCGGTATTTCAGCAATGGACTGTAGATTCTCAAATAGTCTGTTCAGCCGTTTCTGTTTCCATCCATAGTGCCATTCCAGCGTCACAAACACCATCGCCATCCCCTGATAAATTGCCATTTTGTGACTGTGTTCAACCTCGTGCTTGTTGTACAGGTTTTTCCGCTGTAAAGCTGGGTTCTTCATTTGGATTCCCTCATCTCTTTGTTTAGGATTTCCGCTGCTTTTTCGGCGTTTTCTCTTGTTTCAAAAGTCACCAAGCTAAGTGCATCGCAAAAAGAACTAGCGGTTATGTTTAAACTGCCTTGCTCGTGGTCAAAATAAACATAAAACTTTAATCTGTCGTCTTTCCAATCCGGCACATAATCCGGACAGAGCATATCATGCAGCTGCTCAAGCCGTAACAATAACCGTATTTTCCTTGCAACTTGTTCGGCACGTTCTTTCGTACGGAAACAGTTGCCGAATCGAATGTTAAATTCGTCGATACTGTCCTCACAATACTGAACAACGTCGGCACCGTCTTCAACTGCTACAAAGTATTTTTCTCCAACCTCCGGCTTCCACGGCTTCAGCTTTTCCTGTCTCTTCTGTATCTTCGTTTCTTTCGCTTCCAGCTTCCCCAAAAATTCCGCTTTCAGGGCTTCCAGTTTCTTTTCGATGTCGTTCATTTTAATTCCTCCTTTTCCGCCTCCGTGATCTGTACAAACACGCCCGGAACATCCGCCCAGTACTTTTCCACCACTGCACTGTAGATTTGCTTGTCATCGCCCCAGTAGTGCAGCTTGGTCATGATGTCAAACAACGCCTTGCAGAGGTTGTCCACGTCTGGTTTGTTGGTGTACGGTTCGCCATCCTGATGCTTTGCCTTTCTCGGATAGCACCACTTCACAATGACTCGCACCGCACCATGATACGGCTGTTCAGGAATGTGCTTCATCAGGTGTGCTGCAAGCTTGGCTTCCGCCTCGCCGTTGTTCCGCTTGTAGAAGTGATGCACACCGTGCTTGTCAACGGTGTGTCCTTGCTGTTGGTGCGTACTGGTTGGCGGTATCATGGGCATAAAAAAAGTCGTCATATTGTTTCCTCCGTTTCTGGTTTTTCAAGTCTGCGTTTGTCAATGAAATGCAAAGTGCTACAAGAGTGCCGTGCATTCGCACTCTTGTCACTTTGTCATTGACCTGTCAACAATCAAACAGTATATATATATACACTGTTTGACAGCAGTTTTTGACACTTTACTTTTTTCTATAAATATTTCCGTTTTCGATTTGAAACGCTGCATTTTCTTTCACGCGGTTTTTTACCGTATTATAGGATACGCCCAAATACTCCGCCATGTTTTGAACCGTCACCGTTCCGTCCATGTTGCAAGCGTTGAACGCATTTTCAAAAGCCGCTTTCTTGTCGGCTTTCTGTGCTGCATAGGTTTCTTTGGTCTTTTTGCCCCGTTTCTGATTTCCACGTTGATACGGCATCAAATCCACTTCCATCTGCAAATCTTTCAGCACGCCAGTGGTATCTTCCACGTGTACCGGATACCGAAACCACAGATTCTTCGGCTCGAACTTCGGGAACTCTCGCAGCGTACCATCCAGCCGCCACGCCGTCCGCTGTTGCACTGTCCGTTTGATGGTTTCTATCTCGCTGAGAAACGCTTCATAGACGGCTGGCGGCAGATTGTCTTGACACAGCTTCAAGGCTTCCACATGGCTCAGCAGGGCATCCGGCGAGGCATCCGCCAACACTGCCGGAGCGTGCCGCCGCAGCTGCTCCACGCACGCATCACAGATCGCCGTGTTGGTTTCCTGCTTGCGGATGTCCTCGGAGAGTTCCAGTTCTGTCAGGTCAAGCAGGGC